ATTAATGAATATTTTTTATTACCTTTATTTAAATATATAGCCAACAATAATTTAAATACTGTACCGATTTACGGAGCTTCTATTGGTTGTAATTCAAAATTACATTATATTAATTTTATAGATAAATGTATATTTAGAAATAATTTATCTATAATTAATGAAATTAATTATTTTTATGATAATGATATTGTATTTGGATTAAAAAAATATTATATACCACCGCAACTAAAATCAGATATTGTAGCAAAAAATCAACAAATTAATTTATATATTCCCAATTCTATAGGTATTTATCTAATTCATGATATCAATGATTATTATTATAATATTTTAAAAGAATTTATGATAGGTCTAAACAATAAATATATTATTAGATTTATCATTTTTGAAGAAAATAAAGATATACTTATAATTAACAGATTAATTAAAGATGGTAATTTGAATAATTATGAAATTATTCAAAGGAATAACCCTTTAGAAATTATTGATGAAATTACCAAAAATGAACGGCATTTATGTTTACGGTATCATGCCCATATAATATGTTATTTATATAAATTACAATTCTTAAGTTTTCCAATCACTAATAAAACACGGGCTTTTACTGAAGATCATGATATAAAATATTCTTTTAATGTAAATGAAATGCTTGATTTGATTATATCTCAAAATATAAAATTTAAAAATTTAGAATTTAATTTTGATGTTTTAAATAAATTTTTTACTATAAATAATTTTACACCAACAACTATAAAATCTATATCAATTTGGTCAATATTTAATGAAATATATACAAATTTTATTAAAATTTTAAACAATAAAAATAATATTATTGATAATAATAATTTAAATTATTATATTAATTATATAAGTGATCAAATTGAATTTAATATCATTGGACATTTAAATAGTCCCTATAAATATGGTATTAATACAAAATTAATTAATATATTTAATAAATATAATTGTAATAACCATAAATTACAATGTGAATTTATTACTATAATGACAGATTTAGTCCAAGATTAACTTGTGTATTCTATTTTTCTATATGATTTATTGTACATTCCAAAGCTTTGAGATCTAGAATCATCAATAAAATTAATATGTACAATGAATAAAAAATAAAATAAAGTTAGGAATAGTTTTGGCGTTTCTAAATATGCATATTATTTAGAAAATTAACCTATATAATAATAATAGTATATCATTTTTCTTTAGGTTTTCAAGCATAGCTATACAATATACACATTATATAAAGTCAGATATATATTTATTAAAAAATTGAAAATATTATATTATATTAGGTGATACTAATTTTATCTAGTATCGTAGCCACCTTAAGCAAAAAACAAGTAGCTCTAACCTTGGATTTCCGACTACCAGTGTGTTTGCCCGTGCTTACCCTCTGGTTCGAATCCATTTAACAAGTGCTCTGCCAACCAATGACGCAAGCTCTTGATCCAACAGATATGGCATTTGCCTTAGGACGTCGACTCTTCATGCAGAACCCCAATCGTGATGACTGGAACAATCAAATCACACACATCGCCGGAGTCCTTGACACGACAGAAGATGCAATTCGCGACAAGCTAGCAGGTTTTTGGGACAAAGACCGAGCAGCGCGTTTAAAGCTTGAAGACCCTGCCATCTGGATTCAGCTCGAGACGTGGTACAATAATCAATTTTGCCGAAATGCCAAACCCAACAGAGGTAGATACGACTTCATCCATAAAGCAAGTGTGGGTAGTAACTGTCCTCAAATTCAACATATGATCAACCACCATCTCAATACTGTTGCTCGGTATGCTTTGATGGGTTGGAGGGCTAATCCACACGATGAGAAGTTCCACATATTTGCTGGACACTTCAACTTCAGTGCCAACATCCTCAATAGCAAAGCCAAAGTACAGATTCCTTTGGCCAAGACACCGCCGAAGCGAAAGCACAAGCCTAGCTTCTTATACACACAAGGTTTGTTCTTCTGCACATTCTCTGGAATGACTGATGCTGTTCTGGGTTGCCCTGAAGTTCCCTGGTTAGATACCCTCCGAAATTTGCAAGATGAAAATAATCTTATCGATCTGGAAGCAGTCAAGAGTTCCAATCCAGGCCTCTACAATCAGTTGACGACTTACCACATGACCCAGAAAGTAGTGCTCCATCGGAAAAGCAAGACAAGTACCTGCACGATTCCAAAAAATCTTTTAGGACAACTTGCAGAGATGTTCATCGCGCAGTTGAAGTCTGGTCTTAACCTCGTGACTCCAGAAACAGATCTAAAAAATTTCACCCATTTCCGGAAAACCAAAACCGACCTCTGGCTTTGGAAACACAAAGTGAATGATCCCTACCTGCGGTGCCCATGCTTTTCTCCTCAAACAAGCACCCAGTGTACATCCTGTTTCAACGTTAAAGATCGTGATGTTGTCGCTGATCTCCACAACATCTTCGACAAAGTTCCGGGAGTGCAAGATAAAGCGCGTGCTTTGTATGAAGAGATCCGCAGAGTGACGACCTTACTGTCTCAGACATATAGGACACACCCAATTTGTCCACAGTGTCACACCCAGAATATCAACGAAGAAGCCATTCGAAATCAGACAGGTGACAATCCAGCAGTTCGTCATCCAACAGATGTGGAGTGCCAATCATGCAAGCACGAGTTTTGCACTGATTGCCTAACCAGCCATCCGGGTATCATCTGCCGCGGCTGGTCTAATCAAGACAATCATGACAATGTTGTCCAGGCATGCCCAGGCTGCAAGCACCCAACAGACCGCATTGATGGATGTGCTTTCATACAATGCGAGATACCAACATGCAACAAGATGTGGTGCTGGGTCTGTCGCTGTTTTCGAAAGCGCGAGATGGTAAACAGGCCTCAAGATCCCAACCGAGGCCATATCTGCTTGGTGATCGGAAAAGCAGAAAACAACCCAGTTTGGAGAGGCAATCCTAATGTAAAGCTCTATGAGAGTAACGCACCAGGACACAAAGACTGGGTCCCGCTCTAATGCACTAACCTTTCTCAAAGGTACATCTTAGTACAGTTGATTGTCGCTCCAATAACCCTTATAGGGATCACAATCACACTGCTAGAAGTACAATCACTAAAAAGTCGAGTAATCATGCAATAGTGCAACAACTATTCAACAATAAAATAATATATTATTTTATTGTTGAAGGTAAAAAAAAATATATCCATAAATTTCATTTTATATTGAACCTTAAATTAAAAATAAATTCTATAAAAATAAAAATATTATTTCTTGAAATATTAATTAAAGTCAATAAGTTTTATTTTCCTATAATTATAGGTAGTGGTGTGATATCAAAAATTGAAAATTCTTAATTAACTACATCAAGTTCAATAAGAAAAGAATCAAATATTCAAATTGCTACAGAAAAAAGTATTAGATATGAATCTTAAAAACAGAAATGCTAAAAAATCTAGTAAACCGAAGTAATTCTTAATAAGATATATGATTAACACGTTATTAAAACAACATAATGTTCAATCTGTTTTTATTTATGACCACACATAGACTTAAAACTACTATGTCAAGCAATTAATCCTACAACAGGTCATCCTCAATGTGAAAGTTCTATTTGTATGTATATGACAAATTATGGTTTGTTAATCCACATGATTTTTTGCATATTATGAAATATCCTATTTCCAATCCAACTTCGTCACATCCGTAAAAAGCTCTAGATGCTTATGTAATTAATATGTTAACCATGTAAACTGTTGATAGTTTATTACCTTAAGAAAATATTGTATTATAAATTTGTTGGTACACATCTTAAACCTGTTGTCTACAATGTGAATTAGATTGTTTGTAAGATTTTCATATCTACATGGGACAAAAGATTCTAGCCATGCCCAGAATCAATAGTTTATTAACATGTAGTAGTATTCTAAGGAAGTTTCTTATACTAAATGGGTGTAAATTTTGCGATTCAAATTACAAATATTTAAATACTTTTTTATGAAATTTTAAACACAAATTTTATTATAAATATAAAAATATTATTAAAATTCTAAAAATAGAAAAAATACTAAAAACTTTGAAAATATTAGAATTTTAAATCACTAAATAGTCATCAATTTTTTTAGAATTATTGACTACATATTTACCAAAAAAATTGAATTGATTTAATATTGTTTCTTAATATTATGATAAATAATGAAGTATTTAAATACAAAAGCTTATGATAGAATTAATAAATATAAAAATATTATGAATAATAAAATTAAAAATATTATCTTGAGTAAAAATTTAAAAATTAAAAAAATTAAAGCTTTATGTTTAGATTCAAAAAAATTAAGAACAACTAAAATGTTATTAAAATTAGGATTAGATCAACGAAATATTAAATTGATTGAATATGATAATAATACCCATTTGCATCATATTAAAAATGGTATTAATTCATTAAATTGTTCTTTTGAAGAATTCGTACAAAATACACAAATTAAATTTAAATATAATATTTGTGTTGCTGATTTTTGTAATACAGTTAAATCAAATTGGGTAGGTATACGAACTTTAATAAAAAGAATTTTTTTAAAAAACAATTCTTTACTAGTTTTAACATTTTGTCAAAGAACGTCTGGAGGATCTTATTTACAACATTTTAATAATTTAATTTGTATGATTAAAAGATATTTAATGAGACAAAATAAAAAAATTATATTCTTATATGAAAATTTTTATGGAAATCCACGATGGGAACATCAAACACCTATGCATACTTCATATTGGATTATAAAAAAAAGTTTTAATAAAAATTAAATAGTTATATTTATTTTATAATTTGCTAAATTATTATATTTGATTTATATTAGTGATTTAATAACATACTAAAATAAATAATTTAATAAATGCAATAAAAAATGTATTTGATAATAACTAGTTATTCTCTTGGTAAACTTTAGCGGAAACTAGTTTCATAAATATATTAAAAAATTTAAATATAATAATGATTCATTATTATATTAGTTGCTAAAACATTTAATTACAAATTATTAGAATTAATAATTCAAAATGATGCTGATATTAATATAATAAATGGTAATTATAACAATCCTGTATTTGGATTAATAAAAAATACAATCTCATACAATTTCATTATTAAATCCAAATAAAATTTACAAACTTTTATTAATACAAAATATAAAGCTGATTTTTTCATTCTAATATCACTAAAAAACTGCATTAGATTTTTTAAACATATTCAAATTAATATTATATTTACAAACTTACCAAACCATTATACAAAATATACTAATTATCAACATAATTTACAACTTTTAGAACAATAGTTTAACATATAAGAAGGATTTATATAACATTCACCCATATCACTCCAACTCTCACAATATTTATTTTTATCCTCGCATTTATTAAAATTTAGATTCATTTTGTACCAACTAGTATTAAATGTATTAGTATTAAACATATCACTATTAAACATATTAGTTAAATTATTATAATTTAAATTTTGGTCTAAACATTTATTATATTGATCACTATGTAAACAAATAAAATTTGATTCATTACACATTTTATTTTGATATAAACAATTATTAATTATAGTTCTAAATTGAGAATTATATAATAATATAATAAAAAGTTTGGCAATCATATATATAGAATTAGAAATTTTTTAATCATAATAATATTTCAAACTTATATAATCTATTCTTATAAAGGTATTCCATCAGCAGTAATTAATCAAATTTGTAATTTTTAATTAAAATCAAACGTTTTATATATAGGTAGAAAATTATTTTCATCATCTAATATTATTATATTTCTTTTTTTTATTATTATCAAATTTTAAATTTTTTTGAATTATAATAATTCAATTATTTTATCCATTGATTTAATATATTGTCAAATTCTAAAATATTTTTATGAACATATTGATTAATATATTTTGTATTACAATATTGAAAACTTTTTAATAATGATAAAAAAATATTTATAAAGATATAAATATTTTTTTAATAATGATAAAAAAAATATTTATGTATTGGCATAACGGATTTATAAATAGTCCAATTATTGTTAAAGAATGTTTAAAATCATGGAAATATTTTAATTCTGATTATGAAATAATAGAATTAAATGATGATAATTTAATTCATTGGATTAATATTAATGATTTAATAAAAAATAAAAATATTACAATAACATCAAAAAGTGATATAATAAGATTATTTTTATTAAAAAAATATGGTGGTTTTTGGATCGATGCAACTGTTTTATGTGTTAATTCATTAGATAATTGGATTAATAATTATATTAGTACAGGATTTTTTGCATTTTCATTTAATCCTATTAATGATAAAAGATTATCAACTTGGTTTTTATATGCTGATAAAGATAATTATATAATTAATAAATGGTTTATAGCAATGGTTGAATATATATCAATAGCTAATAATATAGGTTTAGAATATCAACCTGTCAATACATTAAATGAATGGTTCAATGATAAATATAATAATCATTATTTTTGGATGCATTATTTATTCAATGATTTATATATTAAAGATAATTTATTTAAAAATGAATGGAATAATTGTAAAATATTTTTAAAAGATAATCCACAAATAATTCAAAATTTAGGATTAGATACTATAATAGAGAATAATTTTAAAAAAGAATATAAAAATATTTCACCAATGTATAAATTAACTTATAGATTTGATTATACAAAATGTAATAATAATAGTATATATACTTTTATTATTAATGAATTAAATAATATATATAATCATTAAAAAAATATAAATAGTTTCTTGTAACAACTCTAAAACATATTGATCATAGTCAACATCTTCAGAGTGATGTTAATGTCAAAAGCTTTTGTCGGCAAAAATAATATGGACTCAATTATTACCTTTTTTAATAATACCATTTTAAAAAAATTAATTGTTAACTCTAATCCTAGTAATTACATAAATTAGATTTTAAATCAATCATCATATTTTATAGCTTTATGTAGCAAGTAATCAATTAGTCCACGATATCAATAAATTTATATCAGAAAATTCATCAAATGAATCATATTATATCAAAAAACTAAAATAGAATTTAAATTACATAGTAATTTGAAAATAACAACAAGATTCTCTATGAATATTATTATCATAGTGTTTTTATCTTATATAATTATTTTATGATATATAAGATGTACAACTAGATAAAAAATTAAGCAAAATATTAACAGTCGATGGTATGTTAAAAATATTATTTGAATGCAGATTTGGTGTGAATAAATCAATAAAATTAACTCATTTTAATGATAAACACCCTGAATTAAAAAATATAATAATTATGTTAAATAAAAAATAATTTGTTTTTATCGTAACAAATTTACAAAACAATATAGAATATGTTTTTAATGGTGAAAAATTTGAGGCGAAACAATTCTATATAAATTATTACAAAATTTATAGAGTTATTAGGTAATTTATTTGATAAGCATTTAGATAATATAGAAAATGATATTAGATAAAATAGTTAATAATTGTTTCACCATGCAAAACTTGGGTTAATAACTCAAAAGAGTTATTTCTTGAAGATTTAAATACTCACGGCAAAACATAGTTTTTACCATTAATAGATAATAAATAGACTTTCTCATCTATTGACAAGTATAGAACAGATAAAATTAAATGAATTAAAATTGTTAACTTATAATAAATCAGATTTAAAAGTTTTAAAAATAAGCTAGAATAAATACAAAAATTTATTTTTGTATTTATTTCTATCGGCAAAAGCAAAGCTTTTTGTCTTGAGAATTAAATGGGTGCAGGTTTATATCATAGTATTTTTATTTTAATCCAATTATTTTATGATATATTAAGATGAATACCAACAAAATAATTGAATTAAATTTTAGTATTTACTAGAGATAATTAGGTGAATTTGGAGGATAATTTTATAAAAATAATAAAAATTCTATTAAAATAATTCTAATAAAATTTTCTTAGAAAAAATAATTTTCAAGCTCTCTCTCTCTCTCTCCAAAAAAAGTTTAAACTTTTTAAAAATCATATAAAGAGACTATAAATAATAAATTTATATATGAAAAATAATTTAAATGAATTTATATGTAAATATACAATAAAGGATATTTGAGTTACCAGAGTCTATGGAATCATAACAAGAAATTTCATAATATATATGTAGCCATATTAGCCCAAATGTTAGCCCTATTAGCCCAAATGTTAGCCCTATTAGCCCAAATGTTAGCCATATTAGTCCAAATGTAAATATTGATCTTAAAATTAAAAATATTCAATATGAAATAAAATGTAAATTTTACAATTCATCTTTAAACATAGATCTTTTAAATCTAAATATGAAAAAATTTGTAAAACTAAAGTAAATAGTTTTACAGAAACTGACAAATTAAAAAATAAAGTAATTAAAATTAAAGAACAATTAAGCAATTTATTAGAATCTATTAAAATCATTCTAAAACTTTCTAAAAAATCAATAATCAATTATTAAATAATAATACAACTAATACAACAAATAAAGTTATTAAAGAAATTATTTATATTGATAAATCAATTACCATTAAATAATAATATTATTATTGAAAATGCTATCAAGGATAATACAATAATATTTAATGATAAAAAATAAAATATTTCAGCTATAAAGATCAATTATATTTTAAAGGTAAAGATATTATGCAAATCATTGGTTATGAAAACACTACACAATTTATTAAAAATAATATATATAAAATTACAGTTAAAAATTTTTTTTGAAAATCATAAGCAGAAAAATTTCAAGCTTGGGTTACATAGATGTATTAATTTCTATTAGGAAAACAGGTAAGTATAACTTAAAAAAAGTTATAATATTACTAATATTCATCAACTATTAGATAAAAATTATGTTTATATTTTATACCTACATGATAATATCTACAAATTTAGTAAATTAGCTTCTTTAAGTTCTAGGCTAGAGAACTTATAAATATAAATTAAATTATGATAATATTGGTCAATTATTTGATTTTCCGGCAACTAAATTAATGGAAAGATTTGAAAATATAATTCGAATTTATAGAAAGAAGAAAAAATTAATATTAAATATTGCAAAAATAATATTAAAGGATTAAATTAGTTTCAAACTAATAATAAAGCTAAATTATTAGATGATTTAGATAAAATTTATAAAAATATGATAGAAGATTATCAATGTGAAAAAGATTAAAACTAATTTAAGTTTACAAATAGAGAAAACAAAACAACTTAAATAATAAAGAAAACTAAACAAGAAAAATAAAACAATTAATATTACAATTAGAATTATTAAAAATTATAATATTTTTTTATTTTTAGGTGAATTAGTATGAGAGCTCTGAAGGGCGCAATTTAATAGCATTAAATTTTTTATATTATATAATTATTTTATGATAATATCAGGATGAATACCATCATAAAATAATTGAATTAAAATTTAGTATTTATCAGAGATAATTATATAAATTCGGAAAATAATTTTAATAAAAATAATAAAAATTTTATTAAAATTATTCTAATAAAATTTTCCCAGAAAAAATAATTTTCAAGATCTCTCTCTCTCTCTCCAAAAAAAAGTTTATACTTTTTAAAAATCATATAAAGATACTAAATATAATATATTTATATATGAAAAAAGATTTATCTGATTTTGTATGTAAAATATGTAATAAAAGTTATTCAAGTTACCAAAGCCTATGGAATCACAACAAGAAATTTCATAAAATGGATGTTAGCCATATTAGCCCAAATGTTAACCATATTAGCCCAAATGTTAGCCATATTAGCCCAAATATAAATATTGATCTTAAAATTAAAAATATTCAATATGAAATAAAATGTAAATTTTGTAATTCATCTTTTAAACATAGATCTTCTAAATCTAAACATGAAAAAATTTGTAAAACTAAAGTAAATAGTTTAACAGAAACTGACAAATTAAAAAATGAATTAATTGAAATTAAAGAACAATTAAGCAATTTATTAAAATCTACTAAAATGCATCCTAAAACTTTTCAAAAAATCAACAATCGATTAATAAATAATAATACAACAAATAATACAAATAATACAATAAATAATACGATAAATAATAACAATATAAATATTACCTATGTAAAATTTGGCGATGAAAAATTAAGCGAAATTTTAACAGATGACGATATGTTAAAAATATTATTTGAATGTAGATTTGGTGTAAATAAATCTATAGAGTTAACTCATTTTAACGATAAACGCCCTGAATTTAAAAATATAATAATAACAAATTTACAGAATAATATTGGTTATGTTTTTAATGGTGAAAAATTTGAGGCTAAACCTAAGGAAGATATATTAGGTGATTTATTTGATAAACATTTAGATAATATCGAAAATTATATATCTGATAGTAATATACTACAAACTAAAATACAAAATAATGTTATTTTAGATAAAATAGTAAACCGTCATTTTCCAAAATTTCTTGAAGAATTAAATAATGATAAATATCGAATAGAAAAAATAAATGAATTAAAATTATTAACTTATAATAAATCAGATTCAAAAGTTTTAAAAATAAGCTAGAATAAATACAAAAATTTATTTTTATATTATTATAAAATAATGAGATCATTTAGTATTTTCCAGAAAGAATTTAAGAAATAAAAATTGAAAAACTATTTTATTATTTGTTCTATAGATTTTAACTTATTACCGTAGCCTCGCGTTTTACGCATGGCAAAGCTTTCAATCGTAGCCGTTTTGGCTCAAGCAAACCTTGTGTAGCTTCGCCAAGCTTCACCCCGGTTTCCTGCCACAGCTCCCGACTTCTACTCAGCTTCAAGTTTCATCTGTTACGTAATTTCAAAATGACATCACAGCAAGTCAAGTGTCACATGTGCCGAGCTCAAGTCCCAATTGCAGTTCCCAAGATCTTTCTGAATACAAACTGCTCTGTATGCATTGAAGTCAAGAGACATTGCACTATCTTCGCATGCGGACATTGGACCTGCACTGATTGTGCATCTGCATTGGTTATCCTGAGCCCAAGAGCAGCATCTCAGTCAGCTCCTCCCCAAGCCTTGGCTGAAACCCAGGCCTTAGCTGAAACTCAAAGCTTTGACTTGCAGTCCAGTTTCTTGTGGGGTTATAAGATCGGCCAGAACCTAGGCAATCTTGCTATTAATAATGGACTACTAGTCTGCACCTTGCCAAGTGCAGTTGCTGCAAGCTTAATGTCAGCAATAATCACCCTCATACATGATATAAAACAGGAAATCTTTATCTGGGAGAATCAACAAGTTATGTGGTCCTGGAACCAACATTACAAAGGCTGGATTCTCATGACAAAAGAAAATGTTAGCTCATCACCTTGGCAAGGATGGTCAAAACCTCCAATAGCTGTAGATGCTAGAGAGCTCTCCTGGGATAGTCGCAACTGCATCTGGATCTGCTGGTAGTCAACATGCTTATCAAGTGAGCTTTGCGCAAAGAGGTTGTACACAACAATAAAAAATAAAGAAAAAATTTTTTCTTTATTTTTATTAATTATTTATAGACAAAATATACGGAAGTATATTTTATAAAATATTTATATGATAAAATAATAATTTATATAGCATTATAAATACCGATTAATATTATAAATTTAATTTTTATAAACATTTCACAAATTATATTATTAATATAAACTTATAATTTGATTTATATTAATCTGTTTATATTATGATTTTAAATTAAAAAATTGAAAAACTATTTTATTATTTGTTCCATAAATTTTAACTATTACCGTAGCCATTTTGGCTCAAGCAGATCTTGTGCAGCTCTACCTCGGCTTCTGGCTTGTATTCATAGCTCCTAGTTTCGACTTGGTTGCGTGATTACAAGATGACAACACCGAAAGTCAAATGCCCCATGTGCCGGACTCAGGTCTCAATTACAGTCTCTAAGGTCTTCCTGACTATAAACTGCCCTAAATGCATCAAAGACAAGTGCAACTTCTCTGTCTTCACATGCGGACATTGGACCTGTATCGATTGTACACATGCTCCCCAAGTCTTAACTAAAATGGAAAGCTTTAAGATTGAGATGCAATCCAATCTCACACGGGGCTTGAAGATTATACAAAACCTTGGTCGTCTTACCATTAGTGGGTTAATAGTCTTCACTTTGCCCAGTGGAATTGCACTGGGCTTGATATCAGTAGTAATCGACCTCATCTGCAATACGAGACAGAAAACCTTTCTCTTGGAGAACCACCAAGTTAAGTGGTCCTGGAACCAGTATCACAAAGGTTGGATCCTCATGACAAAAGAAAATGATGGATCCTCCTTGCCTTGGCAAGGATGGTCAAAGCCCCCGCAAGCTATGGGTGCAAGAGAGCTCCATTGGGATAACCGCAACTACCACTGGATCTGTTGGTAGCTAGTATACTCACCATGGAAACTTTGCAAAGGAGTTGCATGCAACAATAGAACATAGAAAAAATTTTTTCTTTATTTCTATTAATTATTTTATAGACAAAAATATGTAAGTTTATATAATAAAATAATAATCTATATAGCATATAAACACCCATTAATATCATAAATTTAATTTTTATAAACCCTCTGGATCTGATAGCTGACATGCCACCTTAGTCCAGTACCGATAGATCGACTACCATGATAACTTTTCATTACAGAATAATCTTTACATTGCAATTTTTACTATGATATTTTCCATCATACTATTATTTTATGATAATATTGTGATTATCATAAAATAATGGTAAATAACTAGGATTTTATTAAATTAATAAAGATATTAATGGTGCTGTAAAATATTCATAGGCTATTGGTCCGAGCCTTAATAACTGAGATATCTCACGGGCAAGTACTTTTAATATAATTAATAGAGATATCTATTTTATAAGGAATTATACGGTTGAAAGCTTTCTAATTTAGCATTAAATAAAAGCTATACTTTTATTTAATGGTTTTCAGAAGCAGTTAATATTTTTATAATTAATTAATTATCTAATAGATCAGCTATTAAATTACATTTATTTTATCAATATCTTATAATGATTATTATAATGATTATTATAACGAGGGTCTAAAAAAACTGAAATATTTAATATTTATATTCCATAATATTTTAGTTAGTACCGTAGCCATTTTGGCTCAAGCCGACAGTCTGTCAGACTACTCAGTTGTGACTTACAAGCACTCTCAACAAATCTTAAAAGTCAAGCTTCTACTGATTGTCAGATGACAGGTTCCTATGTCATTATAAAACTTCGTGCAGCTCTCGTAAAAAAGTATCTTATCATCTTAATATCTTCTGCTTTTTTCGTTGGTGAGCTTTCAACAAATGATCAACTCTTTCATCAAGCTAATGAAGAACAGCCAACAGTACTATATCACTTCATGAAAGTAATATGCTATGATGACAATTGCTCAATCATTATTCTGATTGTAATAAGACTGGATACCATATACAACTACAGGATAATTAATTTCATCTATGTAGTGTATTCTGTCTTTTCAGATCTTCATGAGTACAATACTCCTATGTGTCAGTTTTTCTTTGCTATCTTCGAATTTCTCCATCTTAAAGCAGTCTTTTACAATGATGATACATTTTGCTTAGAACATATTATCGAAGTGCTTTTGACATTTGCCTGGAACCGTCTAAAAAAGAATTTTAACACGATCATTCCAGTTTCTTACGGTTTGGAACCAGATATTGCCATAGTCCTTGCAAAAAAATGTATTTCATCCTCAGTAAAGAACAATATTATTAGTCCTTGGAACAAACCACGTTATGTCACGAAATCTTTGCTACTGATCTTTTGAAAACATTGACAATCCCATATATAGTTGAGACGACATATAGCTATCCGTAGCAACACATACTTTATTTAGTTCAAAAATCCAATAAAATATCTGTACGGTATTTCCAAAACTAAGCTCTACAGATTCAGTGCTATTGCGAGTGCTTAGATAGTCACATATTGTATAATTTAAATCTATCATTATTTTATATATTATTTTAATAGTGTAATCATAATAACTGATTAATACTTCACATAGATATAATACTAGAATAATTAGTTTAATAATATATATCAGCTAATTATATAACTATATTTTGATATATATATATTCAATAAAAAATTTTTTTGCTAACAAATGTATAATAAGTTCTATTTATATTCTTTATAATTAAAATTGAAATATAAAATGTTAGTATGTGCTATAATAATTTAACTATCACCGTAACCATTTTGGATCAAGCCATCTCATGACATCTCTCGTTCGCTCTGAAAACAGATACGTGAAACAAACACCACATACCTGTTTCTCAAGATGCAGTCATCGCACATCTCTGGAACTCAATCGTATGTTTCTGTGATCAAAACCCTAGGCTTGCACCCTATGCAGCCACCCCTTCATCCCAGACAAGAACCAATTTCTTCGATGCAGTCAACCAAAACATTCAAAACTTCAGTGTGTTTCAGTATTGGAGACTCCTACAGCAACTCGTCAAATGACTATCAAAGAGTTATTGACCAAGTTTCCAGTGTCATCAATTCCTGCTCTCTCAGTCCTTCATAATACCAAGCATATCACACTAGCACAGACAATAGCTTTTTTTCCATTGCCACACGAGAGTTGCTTCTAAAGCTAGTTACAAACTATGTTGTCATTGCTGACTGTGGAGCAGTTGCAATAAAAATATCAAAAAATTATAAATTTTTATAATTTATTTGATAAAATTAACTTTTTATAATATTATAGACATTTTGACTATAAGCCTTCGCTCTTATAGAACATCGAACCTTAACACAATATTTGCTTATAGGTAACCCTATTCATTTCAATTATTACTAAGGATTTAGAATAAAATAAAATACTGATTTTATAGAATAATAAATTAAAAGCTAATAAAATGTATTCAAAACTTAAAAAGATTAATAATAATATAAATATAACATATTTAAAATTTGGTAATGAGAAATTAATTTATTTGAATGTTTTAGATAATACCTATGATATTTACAATTAAGTTTTATGGTAGCATCATATAACAAATCTTTATAATTTTGTTTTTATTTAATAGTTATAGTAAAATTATTTATATAATTAATACCAATAATATAGATCATTTTTATAATAAATAATAATAAAAAAATTGAAATAAATATTAAATTATTTTAATTTTTTAATATATTACCATTGGTTTCAGAGGAACAAAACTTGAATGCATAGCA